GCTGCTTGCCTATGTCGCCAGCGCGACAGAGGCCCTGGCGGCCGTTGATCTTCCGACCTCCACCGCCCAGGTGCAGGCCGCCGCGCAGGAAACGCTCGCGCTGCTGGAGTCCGGTGCAAGCACGATTGACCGCTTCGCCGACGCCTTGGAGTCGGCGACGGCTGCCGATGCGTCGGACGCTGCAACCCTGCTGGTTGGCCAGCTTGCAGAGTCGCTGGCGCTGACCACCGACACCGCCGAGACGGTCACGCGCAACCTGTTCTTGGATGTCTCCGAGAACCTGGGCGGCGAGTACGCGCTAACCCAGACGCAGGCCGCGCTGCTCTATCAAATCTACCTGCTGCACGGGCTGGCGGGCGTGCTGGAAGTTGGGCCCACCTCGCGCCGCAACGGCGCCATGCAGCAGACGGTCAGCGAGGCAGGGGGCACGGTCACCGTGGCTACCGACGCCGCGCCGAGCGCCGCGGGCGCCCAGGTGGGCACCATGGTCGAGGAATTGGCCGCGCTGCACGGCCTGACCGTTGACCTTGAGGTGACCGACAGCCAGCGCCGCGCCGGCGCCATCGTGCAGACCATCAGCGAGGCGGGCGGTGTCACCACCGTGACCCGGCAGACGTGACGCTCTCCGCACGCGCTCTCGCCGTCCAGGGCATCGGCTTCTCGCCCAGCGTGATCGCCGTGCAGGGCTTTGCGCCCGTCGAGTTGCCGCTGACGCAGTACGAGGTCAAGCAAGGCGACGGCCTGGGCGGGGGCGGGCGCAAGCACTATCTGGAGCGCACCAGCCGCAACTCGGATGCCCAGGCCTACGCGCCAGACCGGGTGGCCGAGCGCCTGGAGGCGGTGGTGATCGCGGGCAAGGCCTACGACCCGTTCACGCCCAACCTGATCGAGCTTCTGGAGGACGCGGCACGCCAACCGGTGCCGGCGCACCTGCCGGAGGTCGAGCGCCAGGAAATCAAGCTCTCGCGCACCTTCAAGGTGATGACCGAGAGCCGGATCATCGAGGTGCCATTGTTCCGGCCCATGCTGCGCGAGATGCCAGATCCTGGCACCGGCTGGCACTTCGATTTCGAGCAGTACGCTGCCAAAGTTCAAGAGGAAGTCAACGAAGAGCGCAAGCGCATTCTCATGCTCCTGGCGGCCGCTGACTGGCCGTGAGAACTCAAATAGCGCCGAATCTGCAACACTTGAACCGTCCTGTAAGGAGCATTTTCAATGTCCACCAACATCAAGTCTCGGCACACCGGCAAGGCGCTGGTACTGGCGAGCCCCATCACCGGGGCTGCGGCAGTCACGCCGAATGACTCCACCGACCTGCCGGAGATGACGCTCGCGCTGTACGTCGGCACCGCCGGTACGCTCAAGGTCACCATGCTCGACGGCTCGGTTGTGTCCTACGCCGCCATCGCTGCCGGCCGCCACCCGCTGCGCGTCAAGCGCGTGTGGAGCACCGGCACGAGCGCCACCGGCATCGTCGCGGAGTATTGACGTGGCCGACCACAAGGCTGCCGGTCTGCTGGCGGGCACGCTGCTGCTGGCCCGCGAAATCGCGCACCGCGAGCACCTCAAGGTAAGCGGCCCGGGCAGTCTGGCCAAGCACCAAGCCCTGGGCGACTTCTATTCGGCGATCGGCGATCTGGCTGACCGCTTTGTGGAGTCCTACCAGGGCTGCTTTGACTGCATCCTCGAAGTCCCCCTGGTGGCGCACGACGCCAAGGTGCCGATCATGGACGCGCTGCGCAGCCAGCAGAAGTGGATCCGCAAGACGCGCTACGAGGCTGTGCCTCAAGACGAGACACCGATCCAGAACCTTATTGACGAAGTTGAGCTCGAGTATTTCCATACCCTCTACAAGCTCAAACGACTCGCCTGATTGCTTTGCCACGACGAGGTTGACCCGCTTCGGCGGGTCTTTTTTTTGCCCGTCATAAGAGTGAAAACGTCAAATAGCATCGGCAGCGCGATACTCGGCCCACCTGAAGGGCTGCATTCCCCGCCATGGGTTATTGGCCATGCCTGGATGGATTTCCGCAACCAACGCGATACGTGGAGTGAAGTGAATGGCAGATTTTGACTTGGACAATTTGGCTACCGACCCAGAATCCCTGGCGAAGGCGTTTGAAGCGATTGAATCGGGTGAAGACCCGGTGCAGAACAAAGAACCCCCGCCGCCCGAGAACAAGGATCCGGAGCCTAGCGCCCCAGCCAAAGTCGAACCGGAGTTGAAGACCCAGCAGCAAGATGGTCTGGACAGTGCCGAGCCGGAAGGCGTGGCCACCAAAGACGGGAAACGAGTGATCCCGTATGCGGTGCTCAAGAGCGAGCGCGAGCGTGCATCCCGAGCCGAACAAGTGGCAGAGGAAATGCGCAACCGGGTGAGCGAACTTGAAGCCATGGTGAAAGCGGCGGCAAGTCAAGGGGCGAATACTGGTGAGAGCGCCCGCACCGAGAATCCGACATCAGTTGCAAACGACCTCTCATCTGAGGACTTGGAAGCTCTGAAAGAAGACTTCCCGACTGTCTACAAGGCGGTGATGGCGTCCATGGCTGCGGCCAAGGCGCTCGAAGCCAAGTTGCAGCCCGTCGAGGAGACTGTGCGCGAAGCGCGGGAAGACCAAGCACGCTCTGCTGCCGAACAGGTGCAGGACGCGATTGATTCAGTCCCGAAGCTGGCACACATTCAGGCGACCAACAAAGATGCGTTCGAGCTTGCAAAGCAGTTCGACGCCACCTTGCGCACGCAAGCGGCCTGGGCCAACAAGCCCATGTCGGAGCGGTTCGAGAAGGTGACCCAGATGGTCGAGGCGGTACTGGGTGAGATTGAAGTTCCGGGGGCCAAAACGACACAACTGAGTGCCGAGGACTTGAAGAAGGCAGCAGCAGCGAAAGCAGCAGCGGCCACGAAGGCGAACAAGTCGGCAGTGCCGACCTCTCTTTCCGAGTTCCCGGTTGGCGATCCTGCGGCTCAAGACGAGCGTGAGGCGGCTGAGAACATGACACCCATGCAACTCGCCGAGCACCTTGGTCGGATGACGCCGGATCAAATGGATGCGTACTTCCAATCTTTGTGAGGCTATAAATGGCTACCAATATCCCAGTCGGTTCCGCTCTTGCGCGGAAAATCTACTCGGTGGGTCTGTTCACCCGTGTGCAACACACCCCCGGTTTCATGAACCTGCTCTCCGGCGAGATGCCCAAAGAAGGCTCTTTCGCTGCCAAGACCAAGGGCCAGACCAGCCCTGACTACCCGATCGTCAAAGCCGGCGATCTGGCCAAGGGCGCAGGCGATACCGTCAGTATCGACCTGTTCAACATCCTGCAAGGCAAGCCGGTGATGGGCGACAAGCGCATCGAAGGCCGCATGATGCAGTTGACCTACTCCAGCATGGACGTGCAGATCAACCAAGTCCGCGGTGGCGCTGACTCGGGCGGTCGCATGACCCAGAAGCGCACCGTGCACAACCTGCGCAACATCAGCATGGCTGGTTTGCAGGCTTGGATGCAGCGCCTGGAAGACCAGACCGCTCTGGTGCATCTGGCTGGTGCCCGTGGCGCACAGAACACCACCGACTGGGTGGTGCCTCTGCAATCGGATCCGGACTTCGCCGAAATCATGGTGAACACCGTCAAGGCTCCGACCAAGAACCGCTACTTCGCCGCCAACGACGCCACCGGCCCGGACGACATCGGCACCAACGATGCCCTGACCCTGCAAGACATCGACCGCATCGTCGCGCAACTGCGCGAGTCGCCGGTCGTGATGCAGTCCGTCAAGATCAAGGGTGACGACCGCGCCTGGAACGATCCGCTGTGGGTCATGTTCGTGACCGAGCGCCAGTGGCTGTACCTGCAAGCTCGCACCGGCCAGACCACTTGGCGGCAGGCTGTGCAGTACGCCTTCGAGCGCAAGTCCTCGGGCGTCAAGCACCCCCTGTTCGATGCCTACGAGACGATCATGTGGAACGGCGTGCTGATCAAGCGCATGAACCGTTACGCCATCCGTTTCGCGGCTGGCGACAGCGTGGTCAAGGACACCGGCGGCAGCGACGGCGTGACCTACACCGAGAGCACGGTGCAAACCGCGCAACCGGTGGATCGCGCCATCATCGTCGGCGCCCAGGCCCTGGCCAAGGCATACGGCAAGTCGGCTTCCGACTACTTCTACGACTGGTCGGAGAAGGAAGTTGACCACGGCAACAGCATCGAAACCGTCGCTGCTGCGATGACTGGCTCGTCCAAGATTCGCTTCAAGATCGACGGCGCCGACACCGACTTCGGTGTGGCCGTGCTGGACAGCTACGCACCCGATCCGGCTTCTGCCGCCGGCCGCACGCTGCTGGGTTCCTGATAACAGGGGCTTCGGCCCCTGTTTGACGACCTGATCGCAAACCTGTTTTCGGAGATTTGAAATGGCAACGATTAACGCCCCCTCCCTGCAAGACACCCAGTACAGCGGTGATTGCCCCCTGGCCAACGCTCACGGTTACGTGACGCTGGCCTCTGCCCAGATCGGTGACAAAGTGCGGCTGAACAAGTTGTACGCTGGCACCAAGATTTTCAGCGCCGCTGTGGTAGCCGCTGACCTGGGCACCGGCACCATCCTCGACCTGGGTTACGAGTACGTCAACGGTGAAGCCGGTGGCTCTGCCAACGCCTTCTACAACGACCTTGACGTGGCTACCGCCGCTTCCACGAACAACAAGTTCGTGAAGCCGGTCACCCTGGCCTATGACGCCTACATCATCGCCACCATCGCTGGCGGCGCTGCTACCGGCGATCTGGACACGGTGCTGACCTACGAGTTCAAGGGCAAGTAATTGCCTGAGACTCTGGTGAGAGAGTGAGAACAGGGCGGCCAAGTGTCGCCCTGTTTTTTTGTGTAACGCAAGGAGATACCAATGACGCAACTCGTGCCCGTCAAATACATCGGCAAGAAGCCCACCGCCTACGACAACATCGCCCGCTCTGGCGTGACGTGGAACGGCCATGGCGATGTCCAAGAAGTCACCGAGTCCCAGGCCAAGATGCTGCTCAAGTTCGCCGACCAGTGGGTTCTGGCCGATGAGGCTGACGCCGCCCGCGTGGACACCCCCGAAGACATCAAGCAGGTGGACGAGGACGGTGACACGGTGGTGATCGACCCCGAGGCTTTCAAGAAGCCGATCGAGCGCATGTCCAAGGCCGAAATCGTGGCCTACGCCGCCAACAAGTTCGGCAAGCAGCTTGAAGTCACCAAGAGCAAGAAGGCTCTGATCGACATGGTGGAAGAGTTCGAGCGCGATTTGGACGTGACCATCGGCGTCGGCCCCAAGGCTGACTGATACAGTCAAATAGCGCCCGCTCGCTGATACTCGATCCCATCCAAGACGAGGCTTTGCCGTGCTGATTGCCAAGTATTCCGAACTGATCAATGACGTGCTTCCGTCCCTGGCGGCAGACCCGTCGTACCCAGTGACGGAGTACGCCATCAAGCGGGCGTGCATCGACTTTTGCGCGGGCTCGTGGCTCTGGCAGTACCTGCCCGATCCGATCGACGTTGAAGCGGGCGAGGCCTTCTATGACCTTGAGCCCGAGACGGGCGCCGACGTGTCGGCAGTGATGGACGTGGCGCACAACAACGTGCCGATCAAAGCCAAGTCGATTGCATGGCTCGATGCCAACCTCCCCGGGTGGCGCACCACCCCTGCGGTGCCCAAGTTTTACACCCAGGTTGACACCGATCAGATCATCCTGGCCGCGGTGCCGGACTCGAACATCACCAACGGCCTGACGATGACCCTGGCGCTCCAGCCCAGCCAGACGGCCGTGGGCCTGCCCAAGTGGATCTTCAACCAGTACATGTACGTGCTGGCCGAGGGTGCGATTGCGCGACTGATGCTCATGCCCAACAAGCCGTGGACTGACTTGCAGAACGGGGCGGCAAAAGACTCGGCATTCCGTGGCGCCATCGCCAACGCCCGGGCCTCGGCGGTCGCCGCCCTGGGCCGCGCCGAGCATCGCGTGACACCGCAACATTGAAGAGGTAACACCCATGGCAACCGTAACCGTCGCGTCGGTCATCTCCAAAGTCCAGACCATCCTCCAAGACACCACCGGCATTCGCTGGCCCGACTTGGAACTGCTGGGCTGGATCAACGACGGCCAGCGCGAAATCGTCCTTTACAAGCCGAATGCGTTTGTGAAGAACATGCCCGTCAAGCTGACCGCCGGCACCAAGCAGACGCTGCCCGCGGACGGCGTGCAACTGATCGACGTTGTGCGCAACATGGGCCCCGCCGGCGGCACCCCTGGCCGCGCCATTCGGATCACCATGCGCGAGATTCTGGATTCCCAGGTTCCGGACTGGCACGCCAGCACGCCGGATACTGAGGTGATCCACTACATGTACTCGCTGCTGGATCCCAAGAACTACTACGTCTACCCGCCCCAGCCTGCGGCCAACCAGAACTTCGTGGAGTTGATCTACGGCGCGGCCCCGACCGATGCAGTCCTGGGCGGCACGATCACCCTGGACGACATCTACCAGACGATTCTGGTGGATTACTCGCTGTACCGCGCTTACAGCAAGGACACCGAATTCGCTGCTGACCAGAACCGGGCCAAGCAGCACCAAGACGCCTATATCGCCGCGCTCACTGGCAAGGCAAAGGTGGAAGCGGGTGTCAACCCGAATGTCACGGCTCCGGCCAATCCCAACGTCATCCCCAACTCTCGTTAAGGAGTAAATCATGGCAGGCTTTTCCCAAGCTCTTGCACAGGCGATCTTCGACGCCACCCTGGCCTCTAGCCGTTCGAGCTTGAGCGCCAAGCCGGGTGTCTGGATGTCGCTGCACACCGCCGCCCCGAGCGATGCCTCCGGCGGCAATGAGGCTACCTACTCGGGCTATGCCCGCGTGAACATCGCCTCGCTCATGTCCTCGTCGGTCACCGGCGTGGCACCCGAGCAGACCGTCCGCGCAACCAACACCGGCGACATCAACTTCCCGGCCTCCACCGGCGCGACCCAGACCGTGACCCACTGGGCCATCTGGTCGGATCAGACCCTGGGCACGGCCGCTTACCTGATGTACTCGGGCACACTGTCGTCCAGCCGCTCGGTGCAGTCCGGCGACGTGGTGGTGATCCCATCGGGTCAACTGCAAATCGACCTGACCTAAGCCATGGCCGGCCTCTCCAAGTACCTCGCGCTCGCACTGTTCAACATGTCGTTGAACCCGGTGCGGGCGTCCTATACGCCGCCCGCCGGCCTGTGGATCGCGCTGCACACCGCAGCACCCAGCGACTCCACCTATGGCAGCGAGGCGACGTATGCGGGGTATGCGCGTCAAGCACTGAACAGCCTGACCGCAAGCACCTTGGCAGAGACGGCTGACGGTAATTCAAACATCGAGGTCACCAACGGATCGGCGATCGTGTTCCCTGCCTCGACGGCAGACACGGGGCAGGTCATTTCGCACTGGGCGATCTGGGACAGCGAAGCGGTCGGGGACGGCAACATCTTGTATTCCGGCTCGCTCGTGTCAACGCGCCTGATCGTGAACGGTGACAGTGTGGTGATCCCTGAAACCAGCATCACGCTGTTGATTAAATGACCACCACCCATGCCATCAACTCAGGTGCAATCAACGCTGTCTCGTTCCCCGCATCGGAACAGGGCAGGTCGATTGTCGAGTTGCAAGGCACGGTCGAGGTCGCGGCCAGCATCCCGGCAATCCGGCTTCGCCTGACGGCTTTCGCCAGGGCCACGCCCCGGGCGGTCACATCGTCGCCTCCAGTCAAGCTCGCGCTCGGCGCTGTCGCTGCCACGCCGGCCGCCGCTGTGTGCGCGGACATCGTGCCCAACCTGCGCGTGCCGCTGGGGGCGTCCGTGGAAGCCACCGCAACTGGAACCGCGGGCAGGGTGGTCAAGGTGACCGCAACAGCGGCCACAACGGCCGCAGCGGCGTGCAGTGCCACTTCTTTCCAAAAGGCTCCGCGCGGCGCGGCAACGGTGGCCAGGGCCGTGTGCACGGTCAGCCCATTCAAGTACGTCTACAACGCAGCGACATGCGATGCGAAGGCGGTTGCCGCTGATGCGCAGGCCCTTTCCGAAATCAATTTCTGGGCGATTACCCAGGCTTCGGCCGTAGCCATGGTTTCTATGACCCTGGCTCAAGGGGTGGGCGCGACGGCTGCCGCTATTGCAGGCTCGACAGCCGGCGCCCTGTCTCGCGTCTACCTTGGCGCGTCCGCTGCCCCAGGCACAAGCGCCACGGCCGGGGTGGGTATCCATCTGGCAATCCCAGCGGTCATGACCACTGCATCGGCCTCGGCGTCGTCTGGTGTCTCTGAGCGCATGACGACCGCAGCGGCCGGGGCTGCCGCCGCTATTGCAAACGCGCCGGCCTCGGGGCTGAAACGCTCCACGGGCGCCACAACCACGGCCAGGGCAATCACATACGCCGCCGGACTGGACTTTGCCTCGGCAATGCCGGCCCCGTTGGAGCGTCAAATTGTGGTGCCTCCTTATGATCGCACTATGAAAGTGGTGGCCTGAAATGCTGCTTGGAAAATTCGTCAAACAGCCAGCAGAGACGCTGGATTTCGACATCGACTTTGCTGAGTTCCTGTCAGACGGCGACACGCTGGTGACGGCAGGAGACCCGCCCGCGCCCGATCCGCTTAGTGTGGTCGTGTCGCCTGCTGGGCTGACGCTCGGGCTCACGCTCGTGCGCAACGGCACGATCATCAAGCAGTGGGTATCGGGCGGCACCGATGGCCAGAAATACAAGATCACGATCACCGCCACCTCGAACGCAGGGCGCGTCAAGCAGGTGGAATTCATCGTGCGCGTGAAGGAAGAGTGACATGACGATCCAATTCAAAAACAACGCCTCCACGACGCTCTCTGGCTCGATCAACGACACCCAGACGACATTGACTGTCGCAAGCTCCGGGGGCTTCCCGGTGCTGTCTGGTAGCGATGTCTTCTACGCCACGATGTACGAGGTGTCGGCCGGCGTTGAAATCAACATCGAAATCGTCAAAGTCACCGGCACGGCCGGGGTCAACTGGACGATTGTGCGTGGCCAAGACGGCACATCGTCCCGCGCCCGCTCCGGCGTTGACACCTGCTACATCGAGTTGCGCTGGACGGCCGCGACGGCCCTGGCCATGCTCCAGAAGGAAAACAACCTCTCGGATCTGGCCAGCGCCTCGGCAGCCCGCACCAACCTCGGCCTGGGCACCCTGGCGACCCAGGACGCCAGCGCCGTCAACATCACCGGCGGCACCATCACCGGCGTCACGATCAACTCGCTGGACTCGACCACCCGGTTTGTGGACAACGGCGACCCGACCAAGCAGCTTGCTTTCGAGGTGTCGGGCGTGGCCACCGGCACGACGCGCACGCTGACCGTCCCCAACGCCAGCGGCACCATCGCCCTGCTTTCGGATCTGTCGGCAGGCTACCAGCCCCTGGACTCCGACCTGACCGCGCTGGCCGCGCTGGCCGCCAACGGCCTGATCGCCCGCACCGGGTCGGGCGCCGTGGCCGTGCGCACGATTGGCGTGCCGGCCGCCGGCCTGACCATCACCAACGGCGATGGCGTGTCGGGCAACCCGACCCTGGCCCTGGCTGACGATCTGGCAGCAGTTGAGGCTTTGTCAACCACCGGCTTCGTGCGCCGAACCGGTGTCAACACGTGGTCGGCCTCGGCGATCCTCGACGGCGACCTGCCATCGGCGCTCACCAGCAAGACTTACAACAACCTGACGCTGACCGCCAACGCCTCGGGGTTCTCCGTGGCCGGCGGCACGGCCAGCAAGACGCTCACGGTGCAAAACAGCATGACCTTTGCTGGCACCGATGGCACCACGCTCACGTTCCCCAGTGTGACCGGGACGATCCCGCTCAACAATCAGACCTTCTTCCTGGGCACCACGTCGATCGCCATCAACCGGGCTTCGGGCGCGATCGCCCTGACCGGCATCACCAGCATCGACGGCTCGGCCGCCTCGGCCACCACGGCGGGCAGCGCGACCACGGCCACGAACCTTTCCGGCGGCGGCGCCAACCGCATCCCATACCAGACTGGCAGCGGGGCAACGGGCTTTGTGACCGCGCCGGTGTCGTCAAACACCTACCTGCGCTGGAATGGCACCGCATTCGACTGGGCCACGACCACCAGCGGGTCGGTCACCAGCGTTGCGGTTAGCTCGTCCGACCTGTCGGTGACTGGCAGCCCGATCACCAGCAGCGGCACTATCAGCCTGTCGCTCAACACGGTCGGCATCGCCAAGGGCGGCACTGGCCAGACCACCAAGACGGCTGCGTTCGACGCGCTTTCGCCGACGACCACCCTGGGCGATCTGATCTACTCAGACGGCACGAACAACGTGCGGCTGGCCGGTAGCACCAGCAGCAGCCGCCGATTCCTGCGCCAGACCGGCACCGGCACCGTGTCGGCCGCCCCGGCCTGGGACGGGCTGGTGGACGGCGACATCCCGGCCGCGCTCACCGGGAAGACTTACAACGGGCTTACGCTGACCGCAGCGACCACCGGGTTCACCATTGCCGGCGGCACCAGCAGCAAGACCCTCACGGTCAGCAACACGCTCACCCTGGCCGGCACGGACGCCTCGACGCTGAACATCGGCGCGGGCGGCACCCTGGGCAGCGCGGCGTTCACGGCCAGCACGGCCTACGCCCCGTCCGTGGGCTCGGCCAGCATCACGACGCTGGGCACCATCGGCACCGGCACGTGGCAGGGCAGCGCCATCGGCATCAGCTACGGCGGCACCGGGCAGACCAGCAAGACGGCCGCATTCAACGCGCTGACCCCATCGACCACGCTGGGCGACATCAACTACCACAACGGCTCCAATGCCGTGCGGCTGGCCGGCAACACGACCACCAGCAAGCGGTTCCTGACCCAGACCGGCACGGGCTCCGTGTCCGCGGCTCCAGGCTGGAACGCGATCGTGGACGGCGACATCCCGAGCGCCCTGACCGGCAAGACCTACAACGGCCTGACCCTCACGGCGAACGCCACCGGCTTCCAGATCGCGGGCGGCACCACGTCCAAGACCCTGACCGTCAGCAACAACCTGACGCTCGCTGGCACCGATGGCTCGACCCTGAACATCGGGGCCGGTGGCACGCTTGGGACTGGCGCATACGCGACCATTGCCAACTATGCCGCGCTGTCCGGAGCAACCTTCACCGGGGCGATTTCCTCGACCACTTACACGGCCACCGGCACCAGCGCGGCGGTCAACTTCCAAGACCGCAGCAACACGTCCAACTCGTGGGGCCTGTACAGCACCGGCAGCACTTTTAAGCTGTTGTGGCAGAGCGCCTCCAATCCTGGCGACAAACTCACCGTCGACTCGTCAGGCAACCTGAGCACCGCTGGCGCCAACACTGCTCTCGGCACGCCGATGCTGTCATCGCTGGCAACGTCTCACGTTTGCCTGCCTCAGTTCCCTGTGCTGAGCAGTCTGTCCCAATCGATTGTCCTCGCCTGTAACGCTCGCTACGCCGCGCCATGGACGACAAACTCCACTGGCGCCAGCGGTATGTACTCGATTGATGGCAACGTCCATACGTGGAACGGCGCCGCATCGCTTGCTGCCAACTCCACGATCACGTTCACCCAGCAGATGTCGTTGAGTGCATCTTCCGATCTCACGGTGACTGGCAACGTCACCGCCTACTCGGACGAGCGCCTCAAGAAAGACTGGGATGATCTGCCGAGCGACTTCATCACCAAGCTGGCCGATGTGAAGACGGGCACCTACACGCGCATCGACAACGACGTGCGCCAGATCGGTGTGTCCGCGCAGAGCCTTCAGTCGGTTGCGCCTGAAGGTGTGATCGATGGCGAGAAGTATCTGTCGGTGGCCTACGGCAACGTGGCCCTGGCCGCTGCCGTCGCACTGGCTCGCAAGGTGGTTGAGCTCGAAGCCCGCCTGTCTGCACTGGAGGCCTGAGCATGGCGCTTCCTTCGTCCGGGTCAATCTCGCTGAGCCAGGTTAACACCGAGCTCGGCCTGTCTGCCACCGCGCAGATCAGCATGAATAGCTCGAACGTGCGGACGCTGTTCGGCAAGGCCAGCGGCGCGATCAGCATGGCAGACGGGCGCGGCAAGTCCAACGCTTTCCAGTTCAACCCTACGATCAGCGCCAACACGACCAACTACAACTTGAAGTCGGCAGCCATTGCGGCAGGCTGGGATCAGGTTCAGCCGCTGAATGCAACTGTCACGGTCAACAGCGGTGTGTACGTGGGCTCGACCAGCACGGGTTCCTACGGCTTCGACACCGGGGCTAGTTTCCCGGCTGGCACTACGCTTACGCTCATCAACAACGGATTCATTGTCGGGATGGGCGGATCTGGAGGGCGCGGCGGCGAGTCCAACGTTAACGGGGATTACTTGGTATATGCGGGTGGTTCGGGCGGCCCCGCTCTCCGCGCCCAGGCCGCTATATCCATAACCAACAACGGAACTATCGGAGGAGGCGGCGGAGGCGGCGGAGGCGGAGCCATAGGTATCTACCAGGATTATTCAAATCCAGAGTACACGTACTTCGTAAGCTGTCCTGGCGGAGGCGGCGGCGGAGGGCGCGGCCTGAACAGTGTATCCGGTGGAGCTAGGGGTACACAACCACATCCATCCTACACAACGACCATCCTTGGCAGCGATGGCGGGTCAGGCTCCTCAACATCTGCTGGCGGCGGCGGCGCTGGAGGGTACAACTCGGGCAGTCAATACGGCGGCTCCGGCGGCAACGGAGGCGGTTTGGGTTCGTCCGGGGGTGGTGGTGGCTCTCCCGCAAGTGGCAGCGGCTTTATCTATACCTACGGCGGCAGCGCAGGGGGTGCAGGCGCAGCCGTCGCTGGCAATTCAAACATCACATGGGTGGCGACTGGAACTCGCCTTGGAGCAATCGCATGAACGAAATCACCTACACCTACGAGATCGTCAACGTGGACAAAACGGCACGCTGCATGGAGGTCGTGTACTCCAGCGAAGGACGTCAGACTATCCACGTCGGAGCGCGACTGCCTTACGAGGGCGAGTCGCTTGATGATGTCATCAAGGCGTTTGCCCCGGTGCCGTTCTGGCGTGAGCAAGAGCTTGCTGTCGTGGTTCCTCAAATCGGCGTTACCGGCACCATTGTTGATGCACCGCCCTCGCTCCCGTGATTGAGGAAAACTGAATGGCCAACTTCAAGCTCACCACCGTCTCTGGCATTCGGCCGCGATTCCCTGAGTCGCTGCTGCCTGAGCACGCGGCGACGATCGCTCAGAACTGCGACTTCGCTTATGGCGAGCTTCGCAACACCAAGGGCGGGTTCCCGCTGTTCACGCTGTCGAACCAGCCGGCCTCGATCTACACCGACGACGGCATCACCTTCTACTCGTGGACGACCGACGTGGACGCCGTGCGCTCGCCCATGGTGAACGACAAGTTCACGCGGCTGTACTACACCAGCGACGGCGGCTTCAAGGTGGCCGATCGCCTGGGGCAGCGCATTGATGGCGGCCCCCCGTCCGGCTCCTATCTGGTCGGTGTGCACCGCCCCACGGCCGCGCCGTCGCTGTCCGTGCAGCCGGCCGAGCCGGTGACCAGCGCCACGGCCAGCATCGTCTTCAAGTTCCACTATGAGTACGGTGGCGTGAAGTACCAAGAGCAGGCCGTTTCGCCGACGCCGCTCAACGACAACGAATACCGGTACACCCCCCCGGCCAAGACCACCTCGACCCCTGCCAGCGCCTTCCCGGTGCTGCGCATGACGGCCACGCGTCTGCGCGACAACTCGCAGATCCTTGACCTCTACACCGAGAACTCCAGCCTCACCAGCACGGGCGCCTATGAACTGCTGATGTCCCAGAACGCGGACGGCAGCTTCAAGGTGACGCTGACCGCGGTGATCAACGAGCAGGACAAGGAAACCAGGGCCTATGTCTTCACCCAGGTCAACACCTACGGCGAGGAAGGCCCGCCCAGCGACCCGGCCCTGGTGACCACCTCGCCGGTGATCCCGGTGACGGTGACCATCACCAAGAATCAGGTGGCGGGCTACGCGCCCATCAAGGAGCTTCGGGTATACCGCACCGGCACGGGCACGACCCTGACCGACTATTTCTATGTCGGCAGCGTCAACGTCCTGTCCGCGAACACCGTCAGCTTCAGCGACAACGTGCGGGCAGAGTTGCTCAACGAGGTGCTGTCCTCGCTCAACTACTACCCCCCGGATCAGGGCCTGCGCGGCCTAATGTCGCTGCCCAACGGGATCCTGTGCGCCTGGAAGGGCAACGAGTTGCACTTCTCCGAGGCCTACAAGCCCTGGGCGTGGCCGCCGAGCTACGTCAAGACGCTGCCCAACGCCATCGTCGGCGGGATCGTGCACGGCTCGGGCGCGGTGGTGACCACCACGGCCCATCCCTACATGGTTTCGGGCGTGTCGCCGGACTCCATGACGGCGGCCAAGATCAACGTGTCCCAGGCCGGGGTGTCCAAGTGGTCGATCACCGTGGTGGGAGGCCGTGTGGTCTACGCCAGCAACGACGGCATTGTGACCATCGTTGGAGCCACCGGATCCCTGGACGCATCCGAGCGATTCTTCACGCGGGAAGTCTGGCGCGGCCGGTACGCCCCGGCGCTGTCCTCGATGCGCTTTGGCATGTGGGACGGGCGCTTGATCGTGTTCTCTTCGAGTTGGGCCATGACGCCGTTCATGATCCGCTTTGACGAGGCCGATGGCACGATGACCGAACTGCCCATGCTGAATGCGCAGTGCTGCTTTGTAAGCGTGCTGTCAGACCAGCTTTACTACGCCAGCGGGAACGTCCTGTTCCAGTTCAACGGCGGCACAGATCAGGCCTGTGTGTGGCAGTCACGTGAAGTGGTGATTCCACGACCGGTGAACTTTGGCGCGGCCCAGATCGTGGCAGAGGGCTCCTGGGCGGTGGAGTTCTGGGCTTACGTCAAGACCCCCTCGGGCGCCTGGGAGTACCAGTTGAAGCACACCCAGGTGGCACTCAGCGGCACGACCAACTTTCGGCTGCCAAGCGGCTACGAGTCCGACCGCTACCGGGTGAAGATCATGGGGACTGGTCGGTTCCGCGAGCTTCGCGTGGCACAGACGGCACGGGAGTTGGCCACCATATGACGATTCAAGGAACCATCGCAAGCAGCGTGACGCGGGGCATCCCTGGCATCCCGCTGCAAGCTCTGGACTCCATTACCGACGAGAACACGCGCCTTGTCCTCCAGGCCATTGTGGACGGCTGGCACGTGCGCAACGGCTCGTCCGGATCTGGCACGGGGGCATTCGTCACCCGGGCCGAGATTGACGGCCTGGTTTCGGCCAAAACGACCAAGGCGGTTCAGCAGCTTGGCACGATGTCGCTGACCCCGGGCATGATCGCCCGGGCGCTCGATGACCTGCACACCCAGGTCTTCGAGTCGCGGCTGTTCAAAGACCTTGAGGCCCGGGTCGATTACATCGACAAGCCCGGTGGCATCTTCGACCGGCTCTCGGCCAGCGAGCTTGCCCTGAAGGACGAAACCAACCAGCGCATTCAGGGCGACACCGGACTGTCCAGCCAGATCACGGCCCTGGGCGTGCGCATCGGCAGCGCCGAGGCCGCACTGTTGACGGAAACCCAGCAGCGGGTGAACTCGGACAACGCCCTGCAAACCACGCTCACGACCCAGTACGCATCGGTCAACGACTCGATTGCCCTGGTGCAGCAGGCGACCACCACCAACGCGAACCGGGTGGCCGCGCTGACCACGAGCATCTCCCAGCTTCAGGTGCAGGTAGACCAGAACAAGGCGGCCATTGCGCAAGAGGCCACCGTGCGGGCCAACGCTGACGGTGACCTGTTCGCCCAGTACACCCTGCGCCTGGACGTGAACGGCTACGTGACCGGCTTCGGTCTGGCCAACAGCGGAACCACCTCCGACTTCATTGTGCGAGCCGATCGGTTCTCCATCGTCAACCCGAACGGCAACTATGCCGCGCTGATCCTGACCAACAACACGATCAACGTGTATGACGAGAACGGCGCCCTGCGCGTGCGAATTGGCAAGTTGTCATGACCTTCGGGATGCAGATTTTCAATGGTGCGGGTGGCCTGAACTACTCCACCACCGACGTGACATGGAATCAGGTGGACATGTTCACCGTTCCTGGCGGGTCGTCCGTCACCCGAACCTTCCCGGCGCTCCAGGGGCGCGAGGTGCTGACGGCCCAGGTGATGATCAACCCGCCGCCGCTCAACCGACGCGCCATCGCTCACACGATTAGCGTCAACGGAACACGAGTCACGGTGTCGGGCGGCAGTGAGGACAGCTATGTGCTGGTGCTGATGCGATGACCTGGGGATTCCAAGCAGTCAACCAAAACGGCCAAGTGCTGGTGTCGAGCGAGACGCGCAACCTGCATTTCGTGGGGAAGGCGTACCTCGATCGCGTCGTCAAGCAAACCGACAGCTACGGCGGGATCCGGCAGTATGCGTTCCGCATCGCGTGCAACATCACGCCAATGCCGTTCTTCACCATGCCGACCTCGGACTATTACGCCGTGTCGGCGGTGCGCAGCGTTGCGGCTGGGCTCTGGGAAATCGAGGTGATCCGCTCGGGCTACGGCGGCCAGCAGCCCGAGGTCTATGTGTTCTGCGACCCCAGGGGCATCACCGGGCGGCCCACGACCGACTACGGCATGAAGGTGATCATGGACGACGGCACGCCGTCATTCGACAGCCGTTATCGACCCCTGGTGGTGGCCGGCGGTGTCAACGTGTACCCGCCCAGCAATCCGCGAGTGTCAGGCCCCGGCGGGCTCGATCCGACCGAGTGCCGCAGCGACGGCGGGCCGTCCCTGGCGCCGGACAACGCCAACACGTTTGCCATGCCCGTGCTCACGGACAAGCCGATCTATTACTACCCGTCGATCGCCCAGGCGCAGCGCGAGTTTTCGGTCTACCGATCCAGGCGCGAGTGCGTGGGTTTCAACGTGTACGGCGGCTGCATCGGCTACGGCTCGCAGGAGAACTGGCGCAGCACCTACTGGGCCTTCTACCGCGGCGGCATCAAGCACGTCGGCAACACCGTGTTCTGCGGCTGGATCGCTGTCGAGTACGGGTGCAACTGGGATTACAAGCGAGACAACAGCTTTGTCGGCATCGGCATCGGCGGCTCCAGTGGCCAGGGCGGCGTGTGGCCGTACTCCAACGAGACACTCAACCTTTTCTCAACGCCAATCATTGCAGCCAAGGGCGCTCGATATGATTAAGCCGTTCAAGATTCTGCATACCGAGCCCAGGGACGGCGGGCTCGGCGTCAATTACAGCGTGGATCGCAGCTTCAAGGATTCCAAGGGGATCGTCACGGAAACCCTGGAGTCATATCTGCTCGTTCCGCTCAACGAGGACGTGGATGCCTACGTCTACAACTATCTCAAGCAGTTCGGGTGGGTTGACTGATGGACTTTGAAGAGGTCATGACCGATGGCAACAGCACGCGCTACGCCTACGCCAACGGCACTGCGCAGTTCAATGCCATGGTCGAGCATCTACGGGCCCAGTTCTCGGTGGTCGGCGATCCGCAGATGTGGAACTCCGTCTCGTCGGCGCAGCGCAATGAGATTTTTGACGACGAGGTGGTGTCGGCGTTCTTTGTCACGGCGCCCACCTACCTCACCGAGATTGGAGCGGTGTCGGCCAGCCGCAAGTTCTTCCTGAGCAAGGGATGGGTCTACGACAAAGCCTACTTCTTCCAGCCCCCAGGATCTTCGCCGCTTCCCATGCCGGATGGGGCAAAGGCCTTTGGCATCGGCAAGCTGATCAGCGTCTATGGCCAGCCTGGGGAAGATGACCTGTCCCAGTACCAGTGCCTGTACTTCATGCACACCGACCACGCGGCGGTCGAGGCCTGGGCCGGACGCAGCCTGCCGCAGGGCAAGTATTCGACCTTCTACGGCGCGACCTTCGACACGACGCCGGATGTCCGGCTCATGCGCGTGAAGACCTACACCTACGACCAGCAGACGGCGTACTCCGACTGGGACGTGGCTTGGCTGACCTTGTGCAAGTCCAAAGGACTGCTGGGCGGGGTCAAATAACCCCAGGCCCGGGACAATCCTGTCATGCAAATTGCCGTCACCACGCCCGTTTCGGACTTGATCATTGACCCGCTCGCGGGCCAGATCCCGGCCGACTTTGGCCCGTTTGCCGCCCTGGCCCAGGGCGCGGACTGGCGCGGAAAGCTCGAACGCCTGGACGCCGTGCTGGCCCAGGTGCCCCAGGTTGAGATGCCAGTTGTGCACAGGTTTTCCCGTGGCGTGTACTGCCGGGAGCTTTTCATACCCAAGGACACGGTGCTAACCGGCAGGATCCACAAGTTCAGCCAGATCAACATTCTGCTCAAGGGCGACATTTCGGTGCTGACCGAGCAGGGCATCAAGCGCCTGAAGGCGCCCCAGGTGTTCGAGTCCCCGGCCGGGGCCAAGCGGGCGGGCTATGCCCACGAGGACACGGTTTGGCTGACCATCTGCGGCACGCACACCACCGACCCGGACGTGCTTGAGGACGAACTGACCACGCGCACCTACGCTGAGTACGAAGCTCATTGCGCGGGCTTGCTGGAGCAAGGAGAAGGAAAATGGCTTTTGGCTTGAGTGCAGGCGCTGCGGCGCTTGTGGGCGCGGTCGCCGCGCCAGTGATCGGCGGCCTCATCAACGGTGGCAGCAACCGGGCGGCAGAGCGTGCAAACAACACGGCTGCGGACGCCACGGCCCTGCAAAGCCAGATCGCGGCCGAGCAGTGGGACAAGTACCGCGAGCTTTACGAGCCGCTGGAGCGCAACGTCATCTCCGAGGCGCAGAACTACGACACCCCCCAGAACTACGCCCGCGCAGCCGGCGAGGCCTCGGCAGCGGTGTCGGATCAGTTCGGCAAGGCCCGTGATCGGATGACGCGCACCCCCGGGCTCGACCCGTCCCAGGCAGCGTTCCAGTCCAGCATGGTCGGCCTGGATCTGGCCCAGGCGGCCAGTGATGCCACCCAGCAGAACGCGGCCCGCACCAAGGTGCGCGACACCGCCTTCGCCCGCAAGACCGACGCGCTGGGCCTGGGCAAGGGACTGCCGGCCGGCGCGTCGAGCCAGTTGGCCAGCGTGGCGCAGCAGGGCTACAACCAAGCCAACTACAACCGTCAGATCGGCCTGGACACGGTCGGCGCGGTGGGCCGCATCACCGACCGCGTTTTCAACGGCGGCCTCGGCGGCAGCGCCCCCGTCGTCCCGGCCGCCGCGGTGAACTTCGGCACCGGCTACGAGTACGGCAATCAGGATTACGGCGCGTTCGTTTAAGGAGTGACCATGGACATCGGAATGGGTTTGGCTGCTCTGGACAGCTACTTCAAGGCGGGCGATGCCCGCAAAGAGCGCGAGTACCTTCAGGCCAAGCGTGACGCGGAGCTTTCCACGCTGCCCGAGAAAACTGAATCGGAGCGAACCGGCTACCGGCTGCGCACCGGGCAGAACACCGCCGGCCTGGACACGCTGCCGCAGGAGACGGCCAACAAGAGCACCCGCCTCAAGATCGAGTCCACCGGCCTAGCTGGCCAGCAGGCGCGTCAGCCCGTCGAAGAGCAGACCAAGGACATCACCGCCAGCATCGGCCTGTCGAATGCTCAGAACCAGCAGACCAACCTGCCCAAGACCCAGGCGATCCAGAACAATCTGCTGGAAGGCCAGTTCCTGACATCGCAGCACGACATCAAGCAGCTTCCCCAAAAGCTGCGCATGGCCGCGGTGCAGGGCAAGCTCGACGCACGCGGGCAGTCGGACGTGGTGCTGGGCACCCTGGGCCAACTGATCGCCTCCCAGGACAAGGCCGGGGCAATCGACTTCGCCAACCAGATCGCGCAGGAAACCGACATCCTGCCGAACACCAACGGCAAGACGTTCTCCGACATCACTCCGGTGCGCGGTGGCCCCGAGGGCGACGGCTACCAGTTCACCACCACGGACGGCACCACGCGCTTCGTGCCAGTTCAGGCGTTCCAGTCGGCCATTGGCAAGCTCAAGACCGGTGAGTACCAGTTCATCCACGACTCCTACGGCAACGTGTACTCGGGCAACAAGAAGACCGGCGCGGTCACCCAGACGCACCAGGGCGATCCGAAAGCTCGCCACGCCCAGCACACCCCGGCCGAGGTGCAGACCATGGAGTGGCTCATGTCCAAGGGCGTTGCCAAGAATCCGAGCGAGGCCTGGGAACACGTGCGCTCGGCACGCGAGAAAACGCGCAGTAGCTTTGTGCTCGACTACGTGGCCAAGAACGGCGGCCTGGGCAAGGATCCGAAGGTCGTTGCCGACGAGGCCGGCAAGGTCTACGACGATCTGCGCCAAATGCAAGGGTCGCCCGCGCCGAAATCAAATAGCCCGACCCCGGGCACACTCGGGACTGGTACGGTAGACCCGCGTATCAACTCCCTAATCGGCGTCCCTTCACAGTAAGAAGCCTCATGGAATCGAATCAAAACTTCGGCGATCTTCTCAAACCCACCTCTAGTTCTGGTTCGATTCCAGCCCCCTCCGGCGGCGGGTTCGGCGACCTTCTGGCACAGCCCAGAGCCCCCCGCAGCAGCGCCCCGGTCGAGCCCCTCGATGAGTCTGCCATCGGCTCGGTCGCTGACCGTGAGGGTCTGAGCCCAGCGCAGCGCAAGGTTATGGCCGCGCTCCTGCAACAGGAGTCCGGCGGCGGGCGCAACACGGCTACCAGCGTGGACGGTGCACGCGGCGCTGGCCAGATCATGCCCGGGACGTTCCGGCAGTACGCCAAGCCCGGTGAGAGCATCGACAACACCGAGCACAACCTCGCCGTCATGGCGCGGATCGTGAAAGACCTGGGCACCAAGTTCGGCGACGACCCCGCCAAGATCGCCACCGGGTATTTCTCCGGCGAGGGCAACGTCGGCGGCCAGGGCACGGCATGGAAAGCCGACCGGGCAGACGGCAACGGCAAGCGCGTGTCGAGCTACGTCAGCGACGTGCTGGCCCGGCTGGGCAACGTGATCCCATCGGCCAACGCGGCCCCGGCCACCCCCGACCTGGGCAAGGCGCCCAAGTGGGCCGACGTTGAGGCCAAGCCGGAGTTTCAGGCGCTCACCCCGGAGGTGCAGGCGCAGACCAAAGCGGCCTATTTCGACTACTGGATCGCCCCGAACGCCGGCCAGCAGGCAGGCGAGTTGCGCCAGCGTTTCCTGGGCGGTGCTGCCGCCCCGGTCGGTGGCAAGACTGGCGAGCCCACGGCAGCCGAACTGGAGCAGGCCGGCAAGGCCGCATTCGGCATCTACCCGAACCCAGGCATCAACACGGCTGGCAAGAAGCGCGAGTCGGTGCTGGAGGGCAACGTGCCCCCGGCGCCAGACCTGCCGACCACCAGCAAGGTGCCGGTGCGCCCCGAGGTGCGGGCCGAGTTCAACAAGGCGTGGGACGCCGCCACCCCCGAGCAGCGCCAGACCATGGCCGGCCGCCCGGACTGGATGGGGATGCTGGCCCGGGAGCGGGCCGGGATCTTTGAGCGTGCCGACCAGAACGCCACGCCGACCACCAAGACGCTCGACACCCGGGCCGAGGGCCGCGCCGGCCGGCTGGCTGCCGCAGGTGAAGATCCGCGCTTTGCCGAGACGGCGGGCAGGATGTCGGCTGCCGCCGGGGTGAACCCGGGCGCCGAGATTCCGTTCATGCAGCGCGGCGGCGTGGCCCAGGAGTCCACGTTCGACTTCGACACCAAGCAACTGTTCGACCAGCAGGGCGGCTCCAACGGCTTGAACAACCCCCTGGTGCGCGGTCTGGCCAAGGCCGGCCTGGGGCTCGGCAAGGCGGCTGCCGGCTACGGCGAGTTCCTGTCCGACACGATGGGCCTGGACGAGGCCGGCAAGACCATGCGCGAGGGCGGCAAGTTCCTGCGCGGCAAAGAAGAGGCGATCGGAGAGTCCGGAACCTTCCTTGAGCGCAACCTCGAAGGCGCCATCAACAGCATCGCCCAGCAGTTGCCGCTGCTGATCGGCGGCGCGGCCGTTGCCTCGCAGGCAATCCCCCTGGCCGGCATGGCGCTCCAGACCTTCGGCCAGGAGTACAGCGACGGCAAGGCCAAAGGCCAGTCGGTTCAGGACGCCACCACCCGGGCCGCGCTCTTCGCCGCCTTTGAGTTGGTGGGCGAGAAGTTCGGCCTGGGCGAGACGCTCAAGGCCTTCAAGGCAGCGGCAAAGGGTCTGCCTGCCGACCAGATTGCCGGCTTCCTGTGGGCCGCGCTCAAGAAGGAAGTCCCGGGCGAGGTGCTGACCACCAGCGGCCAGTTCGCCGTGGACAAGTTCGGCGGCAAAGGCGTGGCCCTGAACCCGAATGCCACCGGCGCGGACTACCTGAAGCAGGTGGCCGACACGATCGCCCAGACCATCATGCAATCGGGCATCACGGCTGGCGGCACCACCGGCGTCAGTCGCGGCGTGCAGTTCCTCAACGAGGCCCAGATGCCCGAGGATCAGTTTGCCCGGGCCCTGGTCGCCGACATCAACAGCCGCGAGTTCACCAAAGAGGGCATCAACGAGCAGGTCGTGCGCTCGATGAACCCGGACGGCACGATCTACATGCCCGGTGGCCAGCCGATCCCGTCGCGCACGGTCGCTGCGGAAGACGCCGGTGCGCCAGCCATCAACCCCCCGGCCGTGATGGGCACCAACGCCGATCGCCCGGAAGAGCCGGCCCCGAGCAACGCCATCACCGATGACGATGTGCGCGAGTTCGGGCAGACCCGCTTCGATTACCTGATGGACAAGCAGGCCGGCACCGACGAGGTGCCCGGGTCGCTGACGCCCACCGAGCAAGATGAACTGAGCCAGCTTGAAGCGGCTGGCGACGACGTGGCGAAGCTGCGCCGGATTTACCGCTTCGACCAACCGGGAACTCAAAATGAAACTCCAAACCAAGACCAAGCAACTGGGCCTGCACTCAATCAAGATGCCGGCAGCGCAACTGGGCAACCAGGCGGGCCAGCCGCCCAGCAAGAACCCGCAGGGCAAGCCCCAGGCGCCCAAGGCAGTGCCGAAGCAGGCCAACGATACGAAGGCCTACCAGCCGGCGCCCCGGTAAACGAAACCGAGGTCGAGCGCGAGGCACGACTGGAGCGCGAGGCGATCCAGAACAACACGCCCGTTGAAGCTGCGCCCGACGACTCGAATGTCCCGTTCGAGCCGGTGAAGCCGCGCACAGAGAAGGAAGCAAAGGAAAGACGCAATGGCACTCAAGCCGATCAAGCCCAGCAAGCAGAAGCGCAACAACCGACGCCGCAACGAGGAACCGAACGACAAGTAAACAAGTTTGATCCAACTGGATGGACACAATCTGAAAACAAGATTAACGCCAAGACTGGAGAGCCAAACTTTCCTGAAGGTGTAAACCGTTACACCAAGTCAGACGACCGTGGCACGCACATTGTCATTACGCGCAATGGTGAAGTCAGTCAATCGCGCACGTTGTCGCCAAAGATCACGCTCGAAAACTCCATACTTGATTTTGACGCGCCCATTACCGGGCGTATCGAAATCAATAATTTGACTGGCCAACTTGTGTTTCAAGCGGACGATGGTCACGTCACAAAGATGAGTCCTCGTGCTTCGCAGCAATACAAAGACGGAGTGCCGGTTGAAAAAATTGCGGAAACTGAATTTTCTGACGCTGGCGGCATTCGACCAGACGGTTCAAAAACACCGCACACCACCACTGCTGTATTAACAAACCAGAAAAATGAGCAAGCACCAGCAGAAACTGCCGCCGCCTCCCCCACCGAAGGAGGACTACCCGCTGCCGGAGCTTCCAGCCAACCCGTGGAAGCCGATGGGGTAAAGCCCAAGACCGAAGCCGAGGCCAAGAAGGCCAAGGCCCAGGCCGACCTCGAAGCCGCCCTGGGTGACCTGGGCGACATCCTGGGCAAAAGCACGCGCATGAACATCATGCCCGAGGATGAGCAGCGCCTGCTGCCCGTGCTCACCCGCGTGATGGACGCCGCCTTCCGGCTGGGCTACTACAAGTTCAAGGACGCCGCCCGGTTCGTGCTCAAGACGATCCGCGAGAAGCTGGGCAAGGAGGCCGCTGACCAGATCACGCTCGACCACCTGCAAGGCTCCTACATCGGCATGGCCGGCAAGTACCAAGCCGAGGGCACGGCCAGCAGCAAGCAGGAAGTGATCGCCGTCGAGTCGCTGGATGAGCTTGTCGATGCAGTTGAGGAAACCTCAACCGAGCCCGTGGCCGAGCCCTCCGACCTGCACACGGCCGAGGGCAAGTTCAAGGTGGCACAGACCCTGGCCGACGAGTTCATCGGCGGCGCGAGCTTCGCCACCATCATCGAGGCCCGCAAGCGCATCGGAGAGTTGATCGGCAAGAAGATCGAACCGGGCACCGAACTGGCCAAGCAGGCCGACGAGACGATTGAGGTGGCAGTGGTGCTGGCGGCACGCGAGATGGTCAAGGCAGGCCGCGCCCAGGGCCGCAGCCCCCAGGTCATCTACGACCGGCTGGTGAGCCTCTACAACGCCCAGCCCAACCTCGCCGTGCGCTCGTCCACCAGCGTGCGCGATCAGGCGTACAGCACGCCTGTGCCGCTGGCCTACGTGGCCTCGGAACTGGCTGGAATCACAGACAAGAGCCGTGTGGTTGAACCTACCGCTGGCAATGGGATGCTGCTGATCGGAGCAAACGCAGATCGAGTTACGGCTAACGAACTAAACAGTCAGCGATTCCAAATGCTGCGGGCCATGGGTTTCCGTAATGCACATCGTCTGAACGCGGCCACGGAAGTGTTCGCTGTTTCCAAGTCCCAGGACGCCGTGATCGCCAACCCCCCGTTCGGCGCGACCAAGGACGACCAGGGCAACACGATCGTCTACGAGGTCAGCCCGAGCTACGGCACCCGCGAGGTGGATCACGCCATCGCATTCAAGGCGCTGGAAGCCATGAAGGACGACGGCCGCGCCGTGCTGATCGTCGGCGGCTCGAACGCCACCAGCGAGGACGGGCGACGGGAGGACTACCGCGGCAAGAACAAGCGGGCCTTCTACTTCAACCTCTACCAGCAATACAATGTCGTTGACCACTTCACTGTGGATGGCTCCCTTTACTCCAAACAAGGGGCGTCCTACCCGGTGGATGTCATCGTCATCGAAGGGCGCGGCAAGTCGTCGCGTGACCTGCCAGCCGCCGATCTGCCCAAGATGATCGGATCGTATGACGAACTCAAGGAGAAGCTGAATGGCACTCGTAGCGTGGGCACCGAAGGGGATGTCAGTACCGATGAAACTGGTAGCGGTGAAGCTGCCGCCGGGGCCGGTGACGGAACGCCAGTGGTGGGAAGCCCTGGCCGATCGGGTGCAGGAACTCGCGGACAAGGCGGGGGAGCAGGAAACGATGCAAGCGTGCAAGGCGCTGAACGTCCCGCAACCGGAGTATCTGAACCAAGCGGGGCAGAGTCTGGTACTGCACAACCTAAACCTGCGAACGCAGATGGAACTGGCAATGCCGGACAAGCACCCGTTTCCGGGGGTGGTGACGGAACCCAGCCAGGACGTGAAGGACGCGCTCAATCTGGATCTGATGGACTGGGTGGAGCAAGCGTTGTCAGTGGTGAGCGAGTCGGATCTGGACTGAACGACCGCCGGGGCGAAGAGCAGGAAACAGAAAACCAAGTCGAGTACACGCCTCACTCGCAGGCGTCATCCGTAGGCACGCTTGTGCCTCGCGCCATGCGCGATGCCATCGAGGCATCGCTCCAGAAGCTGGAAGATCAGGTCGGCAACCTCGATGAGTATGTCGCCGAGCGCCTGAGCATGGATCCGGAGACGGTGCGATCCAACTTCTCGGCAGAGCAGGTGGACGCATTGGCCCTGGCCATCAAGAACGCCGAGGAAGGGCGCGGGTTCATCATCGGCGACCAGACCGGTATCGGTAAGGGGCGCGTGGTGGCGGCCATGATCCGCTACGCCCTGGTCAACGACAAGACACCGATCTTTGTCACCGAGAAGCCGAACCTATACGCCGACATGATCCGCGATCTGGACGACATCGGAATGACCGACGATCTGGCTCTGGACACAAACAAGCCGCGCATCCTCATCACCAACAGCAAAGACTCGATCCCTTACACCCTGCTGCGCGATGTCAACGGCGAGGTGACCGAGAACAACCTGACTCTCCGGGCGCCTAAGTCCGGCAAGGAGTTGGAAGACCTCATGAAGGGGATGATGGAGGCTGAGAGCCTGGGCGAATACAAGGTGATCTTCACCACGTACAGCCAGTTGCAGACGCACAAAGGCAAGGTCACCCAGCGCATGAAGTTCGTGCAGCAGTTCGGAGCCGGCAACTACATGATCTTTGATGAGTCTCACAACGCCGGCGGGGCGGGAGAGACTCAGGCTCGAACCAAGGAGCAGCGAGAGAAAGCCAAGGAAGGCGAGAGCCTCGTCACCGGACGCGCCGCTTTTGTGCGCGGGCTGGTCGGCAGGGCCTACGGAACGTTCTTCTCGTCTGCCACATACGCAAAACGCCCGGACGTGATGGATCTGTACTCCAGCACAAACATGAAGCTGGCTGTGGACAAGCTCAGTCAGTTGGCCGAAGCCATCAAGCTAGGTGGCGTGCCGATGCAGCAGGTGGTGGCCAACATGCTGACCATGGATGGCCAGTACATCCGGCGCGAGCGCACCTTTGCTGGGGTGTCCTACGACACCACCGAAACCAAGGTTGAAAAGCAGACTGCCGAGAACATGGCCATCGCCATGCGCTCGATCTTGGCCTTCTCCCGTGCGAAAGAGGCGGTGATCGCCAACATCCAGAAGGAGATGGACAAAGAGGGGCAGATGATCCGCGAGATGGGTGGCGAGAAATCGACCATCCAGGGCGCGAACTTCGGCTCGATCATGCACAACCTGATCGACCAGATGCTGCTCTCCCTCAAGGCCCAAGACAGCGTGCGCCACGCCATCGAGCGGCTAAAAGCCGGCGAGAAGGTGGTGATGACGGTATCGAACACCATGGGCTCATTCCTCAAGGACTACGCCGAGGAAATGGGTCTGAACGTGGGCGACCCGGTGGCCCTGTCGTTTGCCGACCTGTATGTGCGCTACCTCGACAAGCAGCGCATGGTCACGATCAAGGACGCAGCCGGCAACAAGACCCAGCGCCGCCTGACAGACAAGGAGCTTGGCCCCGCCCTGGTGGCCCAGTTCGAGGCCGTGCGCCAGCAGATCATGGATGCTGGCTTTGGCTCGGCGCCAATCAGTCCGATCGACTTCCTGCACACCGAACTGCGCAGGGCAGGGTACAAAACCGATGAAATCACGGGCCGCACGATCACCATCAATTACGACGGCAGCGCCCCCAAGTTGACCGGCCGCAGCGCCACCATCAAACAGCGTGTGAACGCCGTGCGCGGGTTCAACAACGGAGACATCGACGTAATCATCCTGAACCAAGCCGGTTCGACCGGTCTGTCGCTGCACGCTTCGTCAAAGTTCAAGGATCAGCGCAAGCGGCACATGATCATTGTCCAGGCCGAAAAGAACATCGACACCCACATGCAGATGCTGGGACGTGTGCACCGCACCGGTCAGGTGATCGCCCCGGCCTACTCGCAGATGATGGCCGACGTGCCCGCCGAGATGCGGCCGGCTGCCGTGCTGCTCAAGAAGATGGCGTCGCTGAACGCCAATACCACCGCCTCGCGCAAGTCCTCGGTGACGGCCGAGGGCGTGGTGGACTTCATGAACGACTACGGCGGGCAGGTAGTGCAGGAGTACCTGCGCGACAACCCGGACGTGCTGGAGGCCATCGGCGGCAGCAAGGTCATGCCGCTGGCCGAGGACTCGTCAGAAGGTACTGAAGACGACATCCGGAAGCTCACGGGTTACATCCCGATCCTGCCCATCAAGCAGCAGGAGGAAATCTACCGCGACCTGATCGACCGCTACAACGAGTTGATCGAGCGCGAGAACACCCTGGGCACCAACAAGCTCGAAGCCAAGGCCGTTGATCTGGATGCCGAGACGATCAGCACCCAGCAGATCACCGAGGACAAGGGCGACCCGTCTGTGTTTGCCAGCCCCGCTAACATGGAGCGGGTGGACGTGAAGCGCACGGTCAAGCCGTTCACCCAGAAAGAAGTGCTCGACATGGTGGATGAGCGCCTGGGCGGCAAGACAGCGGAGCAGGTTTCGTCCGAGCAGATTGCAGACCTCAACGAGCGGGCCAAGGCCTACGCCGTGGAGCGCGTGGCCAAGATGCAGCAGGCCCCTGACGCCGACCAAGTGCGGATCGAGGCGCAGAAGAACCTGCTCAACATGATCTGGAACAACACCAAGGCCGTGCTGGAGAACTACCACATCGGCCAGAGCATCTCGATCAAGGACAAGCTCGGCCAGATCGTCTACGGGGTCATCACTGACATCCACCCGGCCAAGCGCACGGCCAACCCCGCTGTCGGCTCGGACTGGAAGATGCAGATTGCCCTGGCCAACGGTGACGCCAAGACCTTGAGCCTTACTTTCAGCCAGATCAGCACCAAGTACCAACTGGCTCAAGAGCGCAGCATCCACTGGTTCAACCCGGAGACGCAGCAGCTTGAGTTGACATCGGTGCTGACCGTGTTCGACAAGGGCACCCACTCGCGCCGCGAGAAGCGGTGGATCGTGACAGGGAACATCCTTGGCGGCTTTGCCAAGTTCCCGGGCCAGATCATCACCTACACCCGCAAGGACGGCACCACCGGCCAGGGTGTGCTGATGTCGCGCCAGTTCGACTTCGAGAAGGAGATGAGCAAACAGCCGGTGCGCATGAATAGCGCACTCATGGCCGTCAAGTTCGTGGAAGACTTCAGCGGAACGGTCGGCACCGAGGACGGCGTATTCAAGGTCACCAAGCACGGATCCGGGTTCAATTTCTTTGTGCCGTCCTCCAAGAAAGACGGCGGCACCTATTACCTCGACCGGCAACTGACCAGCATCACCGGCGACTTCTACAAACGCGGCTCGATCATGGTGGCCAAGGTCTACTACGCAGACGATGCGATGAAGGCCTTGGAGTACATCATGAGCGGACGCCAGGAGCCGATTGTTGCCTTGACCCATCTGGACAAAGCCAAGCAGATGCTGGGCGAGCAGAAGGGCAAGGGGAACCTGCAAGACATCGTGGCCCAGCCCGCCGTCTACAAAGAGGACATCCCCAACGAGAACTGGCTGGCCGGCAAGGTGCAAGACGCAGAAGAGGGTGGCCGCAACAAGTGGGGCGTGCCGCGCCGCATGGGCTCGGTCACCGGCTACTTCAAGCGCCCGCTGAACCTGCCTACCTACCTGCTATCGACCCTGAAGGGCGAGAGCGGTGAGCAGGAGAACGTGCGCGAGGATTCGCTCAAGTACATCCGCGAAAACTGGGATGAGGTCAAGAAGGAGCCCGTTTACGTCGAAGTGGATCCGTTCGGTGTCGCCTGGGTGAGCGAGGGCAACCACCGAATCATGGTGGCCCGAGAACTGGGCGAGGCATCGCTGCCGGTTGAGGTGCGGTACTTCAGCGGTGGCCAGCGTAAGGCTGGCCCGTGGGCTCCGAACGAGCTACTGGGGCTGGACGCCCGCCGCCAGGGCAACAACGTCTTTGACTTCAAGCGCAGCCCGTCCATCGCATTCTCTGTGCTGCCCGAGCAGAAGCGCGTGGCAGCCCGCCAGAAGCTCAACACCCTGGAGAAGAAGCTGGACGCCGGCAAGATCACGGAAGCCGAGTACGTCCTGGCCGCCCGCGAACTGACCCGCCAACTCAACGACCAGCGCGACGAGCGCGTGCTGGCTGAAATCGAGCGCGGCCGGCGCCGGGGTGCTGACTGGATCGTGTCGCAGCTTCGCCGCGGTGTAGCCGATGGGATGGTGCCTCGCTACGAGGCTGACTTCGCCCAGTGGCTGCTGGAGCAGAACCCGCAACTGGCCAACGACCTCGGCTATTCGATCAGCGGCAAGGAAGGCGGCAACGCCCGGGGCGAGTACAGCCCGTTTGAGCGGATCATGTACCTGTTCTCGGCCAACCTCGACGGCGGTGGCACGGCGGTTCATGAAATCCTGCACCACACCGAGGCCATGATGCCCCGCGAGGTGCAGGCGGCCATTCTGCGCGAGTGGCAGCGCCAGTGGGACGCCGCGTACAAGAAGGCCACCAAGGCCCAGCAGCAGGCCATGCGCGACATGCTGGCCGCCGCTTTTGGCGACAAGGAGGCAGGCAAGCGGGTGTCCCAGGCCTTCGGCACCGGCGTGCTCAGTTACGACCAGCACTACCAACTCTTCAGCCCGTCTGAGTTCTGGGCCGTCAATGCCACCCGCATTCTGTCGGGGCGCTACGCGGCCAAGGGCTTGTGGGTCAGCCGTGCCGCCCAGTGGCTCAAGGAGTTCGTGCAGCGCGTCAAGGCCATGCTCGGCCTGCGCTCCGATAACGCGGTGATCCAGGGCCTGAAGGCCGTGATGGCTGGCGACGGCAGCTTCCAGTCCGGCGAGATGCTGCGCGACATGGACTTCGAGCAGTGGCTGGGCGAGAAGGAAGTCAAGAAGGAAGGCGACCTGCCCCCGGTGCAGGACATCACCCGCAAGGTGCAGCGCAACCTGACGCAGTTCTTTGGCAACCGTGACAACCTGCGCACCTTCTCCTTCTACGATCGCACCCTGTCCACCCAGTTCAACAAGGCCCTGAAGGACGAGCACTACGGCAAGGTGTTCGCATTCGTGAACGCCATGCAGAACGAGGTGAGCTTGACCTCGATCCGGCCCGCCGAGTTGGCCCCAGGGATCCTGCGCAAGGTGGATGACTCCGGCTCGGCCATCAAGACCCTGGCCATGGGCAACGTGCGCGACAAGAGCTTGCAGGGCGCGACCAATGCAATGCTGGCCGGCACCCTGGATGGCAAGACCGTGCTCGATGGCAAGGTCTGGACGGAAGAGGAACTGCGCAACAACTTCCAGTTGGATGACGCAGGCGTGGCGCTGTACCAGCAGGGCCGTGCCGCGATCGACGCCAGCCTGGAAGAGGTGGCAGCGGCCGAGGCCTACGCCATGGCCCAGGGCTATATCCCCAAGCAGTCCCGCCGCCAGATCATCGACAACCCCAAGCGGGCCAACAACGTGATCTTCGGGGCGCTGGCCAAGGCCAAGAAGCTGCTGCAAGCGGCCCTGGACAATGCCCGCGAGCAGGAAGCCAGCGACGAGAAGATCGCCTCGCTGGAGGAAACCATCAAGGCCTACGAGGACACCGAGGAAAAGGTGAAGGCTATCTTCGCCAAGTCCCGTGAACTCAAGGCCGCGGGCTACATGCCGCTGATGCGCTTCGGGCAGTTCACCGTGACCGTGCAGGAAGTGAACCCGGAAACGGGCAACCTCGTGCGCGACGACGAGGGCGAGGCCGTGGTGCACTACTTCGGCATGTTCGAGACGCAGGCCGAGGCGAATGCCAAGTACAACGAGATGCAGGTCAAGTACGCCGGCAACACTGGCGTGAAGTTGAGCAAGGGCGTCAAGAGCAACGAGTCCTACAAGCTCTACTCCGGCATTTCGCCCGAGACGCTGGCGCTGTTTGCCGAGGAAGTCGGCGCCGACAAGGTGATGCGCGAGTATTACAAGCAGGCCCTGGCCGAGCGGTCTGCGCTCAAGCGCCGCCTGGAGCGCAAGAAGATCGAGGGTTTCAGCGACGACCTGCCGCGCATCCTCTCCAACTTCATCACCAGCAACGGCCGGATGGCCGCCCAGCGTTACTACCTGCGCGACCTGAACAACGCCATCAAGTTCATCCCGAAAGAAAAGGGTGACGTGATGGACGAGGCGATCAAGCTGCGCGAGTTCATGATGACGCCCAACGACCCGGCTGCACCGGTGTCGGCGCTCATGTTTGCTTGGTTCCTGGGCGGCTCGGTGGCCTCGGCCCTGGTCAACTTGACCCAGCCGCTGCTGATGACCGGCCCGTACCTCTCCCAGTTCGGCCCGGGCACCGCTGCAAAGGCCATGGCCAATGCGTTCCTGATCGCCATGGGGCGCAAGCAGATCACCGACCCTGACCTGCGCAAGGCGCTTAAGCGTGCCAGCCAGGAAGGCATCGTGGAAGCCCAAGAAATCTTCCACCTGTATAGCCAGGGGGCCCAGGGTGTGTCGATCAAGCTGGCCAACACACTCTCCAAGCTGCCGGTGGTGGGCAACAAGCTCAAGGCCGGCACCGAGGGCGTGCGTGCCCGCTCCGAGGCTTTCTTCACCCTCTGGGGCATGATGTTCTCGGTGGCCGAGTCCTTCAACCGCAAGCTCACGTTCCTCGCGGCCTGGAACGTGGCGATCGCCAACAAGGATCCCAACCCCTACGCCTTCGCGGTGCGGGCGGTGAACGAGACGCAGGGCATCTACAACAAGGCGAACCGCCCGAACTTGGCAAGGAGCGCCACCGGGCGCGTGGTGCTGACCTTCAAGCAGTTCAGCCTGATGTACGTCGAACTGGTCAAGCGCATGGCCACCAAGGGCGGGCCCGAGGGCAAGCGTGCGGCGCTGATCATGATGGCCATGCTGATGCTGGCAGCCGGCGAAGAGGGCCTGCCGTTCGCGCAAGACCTCGAAGACCTGATCGACACCATCGGCCAGATGATGGGGTACGACACCAACGTGAAGCGCAACAAGCGCCGTCTGGCCTATGAGATCCTGGGCAAGACCGGTGGCGACCTGTTCCTCTACGGCGTGTCGTCGGTGCTGCCGCTGGACTTCTCCGGCCGCCTGGGGCTGGGCAACCTGATCCCCGGCACCGGGCTGTTCAAGGCCTCGGCCGAGGGCAACAAGATCCGCGAGGTGACCGAGGTGGTCGGCCCCGCTGGCTCGCTGCTCCAGCAGATCAACGACGCCTACGAGGCCAAGACCTCAGGCAACACCGGCAAGGCGATCCAGAGCTTGGCGCCCAAGGCGGTCAAGGACGTGGCCCAGGGCGTCGATATGGCGACCACCGGCACGGCCAAGGACACCAAGGGCCGCAAGAACATGGACGTGACCCTGGCCGACGCCGTGGTCAAGTCGGTGGGGTTCAACCCGACCAAGCTGGCCCAGGCCTCACGCGCTCGTGGCCCGGTGATGCAGGATCGCGCTCTGCAAAAGAACGTCGAGTCCGACATCGTGGACATGTGGGCCCGGGGCATCGCCACCAAGGATGAGAAGCTCCAGCAGGAAGCTGCCAAGCAACTCAAGGAGTGGAACGCCAAGAACCCGCAGACGCCCGTGGCCATCAACAACGAGCAGGTGCGTCAGGCCGCCCGCCAGTACCTGATTGATCAGGATGCCCGGATCATCAAGTCAGCGCCGCGCGAGTTGCGCGGGCGGGCCGGCCTCGAACTCGCCAAGTAACCCTCGGAGGCTGCGTGCAGTGGCCTCCGAGGCCGCCCGCTGTTGCAGCGTGACAGGGTGCAGGCCGAGAAACTCTGCGGCCTCGGGTAGCGACATGGTGCGCATGGTCAGAAGGGAATTTCGTCCCAATTCCACTCGGGGCACCCGGTCTTGACCACCTCGAGCGGGGGCTGGAGGCCGTTGGCCAGGGTGCAGCCGCGCTGCTGGAAGTGCTGGCAGTCCTCGCAGGACTTGTCGCGCAGGATCCTCTGCCAATACTCCATCTCGCGGCGGGCCACGTTGATCTTCACTTCAATCTCGATTTTCTTCATGCGGCCATCCATGTGTAGCTGTTTGCCTTGTGCGACACGCCCATGCGGCGCGAGCCCATGTTGGTGTCAACCACGCGCCAATACTTCCCGTCCGGTTTGACGGTGATGGTGTCGGGGGCTGGGATCTTGTCGATCATCCCCAGCGCGTCCTCGACGGTGGCTGGGCAGGTGATCCCGCGTTGGTAGAACCAGAAGATCGCGTGCTTCTTGACGAAGGCCCGCTCGTCCTGAATGGGCACCCATTCGGTGAACGCTGTCGGCCCGCACCAGTAGGTGACCTTGAGTGACGGCGCCTTGCCCATCTTCTCGTGTCGGTCGTACTCGACCGAATCCACGGCGTAGACCTTCGGCTGCGCCAGGGCGGCCACCAGCACGGCCTCGCTTGCCTCGGTGCCGTGGGGCGCTGACCTGGGGAACTCGTGGCCGCACTGCGGGCACAGCATGACCATGGTGGCCAGCAACTCGTGGCAGTCCGGGCACTCCTTGACCGGGGCCACCGACACGCCCTCGCCTTTGCCGCCCTTTCGCTTCACCCGGATCTGGTCGATCGGGCCGTGGCGCTCCACGTTGCCAGCGAAGTCCAGCACCAAAGTGTTCTCCTTGGATTGATGTTTCCTCAACCCACGGCCCATGATCTGGACGTACAGGCCCGTGCTCTTGGTCGGGCGCAGCATCACGATGCAGTCGATGTGCGGCGCGTCAAAGCCGGTGGTCAGCAGGTTGGCGTTGAACAGGAAGCGGAAGCGGCCGGCCTTGAAGTCGTTGATGATGCGGTCGCGCTCCACGCCGGTCATGTCGCCGCTGACGTGCGCAGCCGTCCAGCCCCGCGCCCTGGCCAACTCGGCGCAGTGCTCGGCGTGGCCAACCCCGGCGCAGAAGCCGAGGATATGGTTGCGGTCATGAGCGTAGTTGGCAACCTCGTCCAGGGCGCCCTCGATCAGGTGCGCCTTGTCCATGGCGTCTTGCAGTTCCTTCTCCACGAACTCGCCGCCACGGGTGTGCACGCTGCTCAGATCGGCCTTGGTTGAGCCGTTCTTGGCCACCAGGGGGCAGAGCCACCCGTCCTTGATCAACGTGCCCACGTCGGCCTCGTAGGCCACGTCGGTGAAGATGCGGCCATCGCCATCGGTCAGCAGGCCCGAGTCCATCCGGTAGTGCGTGGCGGTCAGGCCGACCACCTTCATCTTCGGGTTGTAGGCCAGCAGCGCGTCGAGGAACCGGCGGTACATGGTGTCGCTCTTGCGCGGCACCAGATGAGCCTCGTCAATGATGCACAGGTCTGTCTTGCCAAACTTGGCCGGCAGCCGGTGGATGGACTGGATGCCAGCCACCGTGATCTGATCCTTGCGCTTCTGGCCCACGCCAGCCGACCAGATGCCGATGGGCGCCTCCGGCCAGTAGTTGATGATGGCCCGGGCGTCCTGCTCGATCAGTTCCTTCACGTGCGTCAGCAGCAGCACGTTCGTGCTGGGGTAGGCGTCCAGGGCCTCCTTGATGAACGCGGCCATGGTCAGCGACTTGCCCGCGCCGGTGGGCAGAACGATCAGCGGGTTGCCAGTGCTCGCGGAAAAGTAATCCCAGGTCGCGTCGATGGCAGCGCGTTGGTATGGTCGAAGCGAAATCACAAAGCCACCTCCTTGATGACGTGTAGGTTGCGCACGTCAAAGACGTAGCTCGTCTTTGCGTTGCCAGATTGGTCATAGATTCGACGCTGGTACTCAACCACTTGCTCGCCGCCTGCTTGGATGGCTTGCCAGATATTTGTGAGGAAGCCAACCGCTGTCAGGTGCATGGGAGCGACCGTGTAGACCTTGCTGCCAATCTCTTTGGAGCAGTTCGGCTCTTCCCACTTCACGTCGAACGCCACAAGGATGTCCGGGTAAAGATCGAAATAACGCTTGCCGTCCTTGCTGTTAAAAGTCACCGCATACTGCGGGTCGATGCCGTGGTGCTCTTGCGCCTTGAAGTAGGGCGTGCGAACCGTCTTCACGTCGCCCTTGAGTTGCACGAAGATGTCGTGCGCGTACTTGTTGATGCGCTTCTCGGGGTTCATGAAGCCAATCACACCAAGGTTGAACAGGCGCTCTCCGACGAACTGGCTCTCAACCTTGGTGCCGTAAGCCTCGCACCATGCGGCCTTGTCCTCGTTGTCCAACACAACTCACTCCTTGACAAAAGTTCCGTCAGGCATGAGGGTGCCGCGGCGATCCTTGATTTCCTCGTAGGCAAGCTCCAGGCACGTCACGAGGTCGATGTCCTTGAGGGCGCAGTAGTTGATGATGCAGACCAGCACATCGCCCACGCCATCCTTGATGCCGGCCATGTTCTGCTGGCTTTCTGCCTTGAAGAGTTCGGCCATCTCTTCGAGGGCCTTGTTGAGTTGCGCCTGGGGTGTGGCGTTGGGGATGATCCGGCGAGCCTCGGCCCACTGGATGACTTTCATTTCGACTTCGCTGTAACTCATGATTCAACCTACGATTGTTGCTTGGAACTGCTGGCGCAGACTCTCGATTTCTGGATCTGCAATCGCCTTGTGATCGGCGGCTGCGCTGATTTCCTGGCTCGAATACATCGGGTGCTCCTGGGGAGCGAACGGCACCCGGCCAGTGGTGACAATGAACTGCCGTCCGTTGTCCTTGCGCTTGAAGTGAATCCAGCCATCCCCGGCGTCGATGGGGTCGGCGTAGGTCACGAGGAACGGCAGGGGCAGGTGCTCCTGGCAGCCGGTGCGCTGGATGTTCACGGGGATGCTGTTGATGTTGGTGTCGGCCACCTTGGCGCATGACCACCGACCGTCGCCGTGGCGCTCTGGCGTGGCGTGGCAGCACGTGCGGCACGAGACGGCCGGCACCCGGCCCAGGTGGCACACCTCGCGGTGGTCGCAGAACTTGCAGACGTAGTAGCTGGGGTCTTGCGACAGCTTGGGCGGCGGCTCCTGGGAGAAGATGATGTGGTCGGCCTTGGCCTGGATCTGCTCGAAGCGCACCTTGTCGAACTTCACGCGCTCGGAGTAAAGCTCGTCGGTGTCCTTGTTCTTGGCCAGATACAGGGCGCGATCCATCCCGGTCTTGCCCATGTACCACTGCATCTGGTCATAGTGCTGCGGCTTGGACTTCTGGACATAATTCTTTACCAGATCGGTAAAACTTTTTGCCGAGTGGGTCTTGAACTCCAGCACGTGCCACTTGCCGCCACCGGTGGGTATGTTGCGGGCGCAGCCGTCCATATGGCCACGCATATGCCCGCCGTGGTCTTGGAAGCCGAACTGCCGCCCGTTGGCTGGGTCGGTGTCGTAGACCTCGGCCCCGATGGCGCGGAGGTCGGCGATCATGCGTGGCTCTTCAGCAAAGCCGGACTGGAACAGGCGGTACATCCGGCCCTCGAACTTGACGCGGGTGGCCCAGCGGAAGTCGTACCAGAGTGCGCGGCTGCACTCCTTGCCGATGATCGAGGCGCCCAGGTAGGTACGGGCCTGCTCGGTGTTGCCGCGCTTCTCGTACTGCTCGTAGATGGCAGAGACGATGGGATCAATGGTGGTGGTGAGGTCAGCCATTGAAGTGCCCCGGCTTGAAGTGGTCGCGCAGGAAAGTCTCGGGATCCATATTCTTATTTTTGAGAGCTTGGAAATCCTTGTGCTTCGCGCAAGCGTCAAGGTGGATTGCCTCGAACAGGGATTCGAGTTGCTCATGCATGGCGTCGTGGTCTTCAACCAGCACCATCATCGAGGCGATGCTCTCGGCAAACGAGGCCAGGAGGATCTGGAATTTTTTTTCAGAGATGTTTTGCCCCATGTCTTTCAACATTTCGAGGCATTGAAGTCGGTAGTCCATGGTGCATCCTTAGTAGCCCCCGTCTTTCCGGGGTGTCACCCATGCGCAGGCCCGCAGGGTTTGCGGGGTGATCCGCGTCAGGAGTCGGACGCGCTGCGTTCGTGCAGGCTCTGCTTGAGCCGGTAACCTTCGAGAACCCAGATTTTTTCCACGGCTTCCTCGCGTGCGATGCGCCGTCCAATATCTTGGTCGAAGTTTTCGGGCGTCACGCAGGCGCTCTCGCCCACGGTACAGAACCCGTTGCGAAGGGTGATGCAGCACACGGTCACAGTCGTCCCGGGGAACCGGAAATACTGCTCGTGCACGATCTGCTCTTCGATGTCGCTGATGGTGAGTGCGGCCTTCATCCCACGATCCTCCAATCCTCGGCCAGGATGTCGGTCTGGCTGGCAACCCAGGGCACCACCTCATCATCCACGGTCTTCATGGCGATGTACTCCCGGTAGGGAACGCCCCGGCCACCAAAGAAGACTTGGGCAATCTGCATCTTCGGTTCGTAGTAGCCAGGGCTCACCCAGTACAGGAACATCCCCTTGCCGTTCCAACCATCTCGGGCCAGCATGTAGCCGGCCTTGAGGGCCTGCACGGCAAAGCCAAAGTCAAGGCCATCGGCCTCGCGGTAGGCTCGCTCGAACACCTCCTTGGGCGACCACGAGACGTAGCCTTCGTAGAGGCTGGTGTTGGCCTTGCCACCGTCGAGGTACTCGACAAGGTAGCCGGCATCGGCGGGGTTCTCATCGGCAGGAACCTTCCACCCGCGAAAGTCGTTGTAGGCCTCGCGGGTCATGCGCATCGCACGGATGCGCTTGACGCCGATGTACTGCTTCATGCCGTCACCTCGGGGATGGTAAGCTGGTTCGGGTTCACCTCCGGCTCGTCCTCGCCGGTGGCGTCCTTGACCAAGTATCCCCTGGAGAGCAGATCCACCAGTTGCTCTTGGTCGGCCACGGCCACGTCGAAGCGGTGCTTCACGACATGGCGAATGGCCTGGGCCTGGGTGGATGCACGAACCAGGGCGACATCTTCGTTCTCGGTGTCGGTCACCGCGTAGATCCGGGTTGCTGCCATCAGTCAGTCCCTCCTGCCTTCACGTCCTCGGCCTCGGCCGGGGGGTTGTTGTGCAGGTGCTCGGCGGCTTGCAGGGTCTGCAATGCCACTTGCCGGAACTGGTCGTAGAAGCCCTCGGTTTCCTTGCGCGGCAGTTCGCCCAGGCCCTTGAGGATCAGGTTCACTTGCGCGAAGTTGAGGGTGTAGTTGATCGGCACGGTGGCCGGGTTGAAGGGTTGTTGCTGTTCCATGTTGCTTTCCAAAAAAGGTGGGCCTACTCGCTGCGTCTGCCGTACTCCAAGCTGTTTATGGATGTGGCCTTGGCCCATCCTGCTTTCCAGCAGCATCCGCTTTCGGCCCGTTACTCAATCAACGCTGCCAGGGGGCGGCACCACCAACGGCCGGGGCCGCTGCGGGCTGCTGGAAGGCGGGCTGCTGCATCGGGGCTTGCTGGGCCATGGGCGCAGCGGCCACGCCGCCCTGGGGCATCGGCTCGTACTTGGTGATGACGTTGTTCTGCCGGTTCTTGGTGGTGTCGAGTTCGACGCCAACGGTGACCAGCAGCGGCTTGTTGTGCAGTTCCGCGCTGTCGTTGGGGCGAATCACGCCGATGGCGCGGCAGATCGCGCCCAGTTCGCGCTGGGCGATGTCCTTGGCCGTCTGGTTGGGGTTCCAGAGGTTCAGGCGGGCCCACAGCTTGCGGCCCTTGTGCGGGCCGTCCAGCACCTCGAAGGTGATCTGGAGGTACTTGCCGGTGCCGGCCTTCGTCACCTTCTCTTCCGAGGCGGTGGCGATGACCACGTACTGGCCCTCGGGCAGCGCGGAGAATTCCTGCTGCTCGGGCACTTGGGAGGCGTCAAAGCCTGCGAGGTTTGCCATAGGTCGATCCTTTCGTAATGGCGTTGAGAAAATCTTTACTTCGCGGGAGTGGCAGTCATTGCCGCAGCCAGCGTGTTCTGAAACGCACCCCACTGGAGCAGGCAGTCGGCCATGCCGTACCGGTTGCCAGCCACGTAGGCGGGGTGCGGGTTGACGTGCAGCTTGCGGGCGCCGGTGGTGATGGCCTTGGTTTCCTTCTGCTGGAAGCCGCTGTCCACCTGCCGGGTCATGACCTCGTGAGCACAGAACCCGATCACGTCTGCCCACTCGCTGATGATGGCCACGGCCCGCTTGTTCAGCTTGAGGCTGTATGCGTCGTAGTCCTCGGACAGGGTGGGGTTGCGCACCTTGTTGATCTGCTCATGGGCAATGCATATCACGGTCATGTTGCGGTCATCGCGCAGCGTGTCGAGCGCCGCGAAGAACTGGCGCCACAGGTCGTCGGCCATGATGTAGCCTTTGCCGTAGCCGATCTTCTCGATGTTCTCCACGTTGTTTTCTGAGCAGACCTTGCCCAGGATCAGCGGCTCCAGCCAGTCGAGCGAATCCACAAAGACGGACTGGAACTCGTGCTGCTCCTTGTGCAGGGTGTTGATCGCGGCCAGGGCGTCAGCGTAGGTCTTGCACAGGGGGAAGGCGGCCACGTCGATGTTGTCCAGGCCTTCCTCGGTCAGAATGCCGATCGCGTTGGGTGCGCTGGCGGCGAAGGTGGACTTGCCGATCTTGGGCGGGCCGTAGATCACGACCTTGGGGGCACGCAGGCGCTTGCCCCGGGTGATGGATGAGAGGTCGAATGCCATATCAGTTGATTCCTGTTGGGGTGATGATCCGGCTCGGCTCCACATTGGACTCGGGCGCGGTGTCTTCGATGGTCTGGTAGCTCTTGGCCGTGCGCAGCACCGACTCAACGAGGGTCATGACCATGCCGTGGGCTTGGCTGGTCTGATCGACCACATCGCCAAAGTCAGCAGCCACGCTGACGGTGCCGTCCGGCTGGTCTTCGATGGTGAGGCTGGCTTTAGGCATG